CTTTGAAGAAGACGGTATCAGCGCAATCAGCTTTCGACCTCAACGTAGTTGACCTTCACAAGAAGGTTAAGAGGAATATTTATAACGTCTTCTCATATTGCGGTGATGAGACCAAATATAGTGCATATGGTACTGGTTTGTTTCTAGAGAGAAACATATTCCTTATGCCACGACACTTTTATCTTAAGATGAAGCATACCAATAATGAATTTGGTGTGGGTTCTACCCTTGTGCTACAGCGTGAAGATAAAAATGATGAGGTCACTACTTTCACAATGTCTGTTGACGAAATTAAAGCTATTTGTGAGGAGTGGACCACACCCGGAGACATTATTATTTTCCAGGTACCTGATGTTGATTTTCAGCATGCCAATATTAGAAATCACTTTATAACAGAAGACCAATTCAATATTCTTTTGACTACAGATGTTAGAGGTTATTTTGGGTCTAGCATACCATCACACTGCATGTTGAAGTATCAACCAGTAGTTAAAGTGACTGGGAAGCAACCATGGGAATGCAATTATGACGTTAGTGATTGTGTCTATTACCGTTTACCAACAGCTGCAGGAGACTGTGGGACACCTATGTATTCTTTTAATCCAAAATTCCACCCTGGTAAACTTATAGGTATTCATATTGCTGGTGCACCGTCTGTCGGTTTAGGCTATGCTTGCATGTTAACACGTGAGCGGCTAAGCATCATCCTGGATGGTGCAGTTGAACCACAGTGCATGAAGGAGTTAGTTGGTGACAGATTTGTTAAGGAAATGCCGTCACCTAGTAGACAGTTTACTTCGCAAATCATGCGGAGCCCACTATATGAAGAATGGGGTCCTGCTACACGTGGGCCTGCCGTTATAAGACCTGTTGAACGCGATGGTGTGAAACAAGATCCAATGAAATTGGCCATGAAACGCTATCTTGACAAGAAGGAAACACCTATAGACCCGGATCTGCTGTCTTTAGCAGGTGAACATCTCGGACAGACAATCAATCAAAATTTGGAAGGGGCCCTAAATAGGGCTCTGACCTTTGAGGAAGCTGTTCTTGGTATGCCTCTCCATAATATTGAACCCATAAATAGGAAGACATCGGCAGGCGTGCCATGGTCAGTACTTAGACCTGGCAAGGGTAAAGAACCATGGTTTGGTAAAGGTGAAGTAATAGACTTATGCACAGAAGCTGCTCAAGAAGTGAAAGCTAAAGTCTTACACGATTGGGAAATGTGTAAGCGTGGTGAAACACCCGAGTATATCTTCTCGAGCTTTTTGAAAGATGAATTAGTGAAGTTAAAGAAGATCTTGGATCTAAAGACACGTTTAGTATGTGGTTCCCCTATGGACCTTACAGTCCTAATTGTTATGGCATTTGGTGGATTTTCTGCACATGTTATGAAAAACCGCATATCCAATGGTTGCTGTGTTGGTATAGACGTACACTCTGAGGAGTGGGATATGTTGGCGCGAGAAATGCAAAACCTTGGACCTGACTGTGGAGCTGGTGATTTTAAAGAATACGACAGCTTGCAGCTGTACCAAATTATGCTAGAAATTTTGGATAGTACCATACAACCTTTTTATACTGATGATTTGTATATATTAAGGAAGATCTTGATTTGGGTGATAAGCCATTCATTACACGTTGTTGATGGTGTAGTTTACAGATGGTTTATGTCATTGCCTAGCGGATGTGCGCTGACAACAATTATGAACACGCTATATCAGGGCATACTATTCAGGTTATGCTGGTTGCGTGCTAGTCCTAATAAGTCTTTGGATAATTATCGTGCTAATTTTAAGAATTTTAAGTACGGTGATGATGGTTCATGGAATGTATCACCGTGGGCCAAAACTTTCTTCAATCAGGTTACTCTAGTTGAGCTTATGAAAGAATTTGGTATGGTATATACAAATGATACGAAAACTGTGGCAACAGGTGAGATAACTCGCCCGCTGTCCCAAATAACATTTTTAAAGAGGGCTTTCCGATGGGAAAAGTCTCTAGGTAGATATGTTGCTCCATTAGACCTATCTGTTGTTGAACAGATGGGTTATTGGACAAAACGTGGATTGGAATCAGATATAATATTCAGAAATAATGTGGAAACATCGCTTCGTGAGTTAACATATCATGGTTTTGACACGTTCCAAGAAGTCTCACAGAAGATAGTGAGCAAGTGTAGAGAGAAGCTAGACTGGATTCCCGCAAATTCGAATTATTTTACCAATATGATTCGTTTACGTGGGTTGAAGGAAGTAGTTGGAGTAAAGGCCTAATCGCCATCATAGTTTTAGATTAGGCTTCGGCTGCCCCCGCAAGGGGGCTCCGGGTGTCGTGAGACGTAAGGAAAGCCGCCCAACACCGCACATGTAGACTTGATTGTGCACATTTTGGTATGAGAAACCCTGCCATATGTAAATAAAAGTGCTATATAATTAGTTTTAAAGACCTACGAAGTAGGCATCTGCCAGTAGGCTTATACTCGAAGACTCAATAGAGCAAAGCTGCGTAACGCAAATATGTCTAATAATCAACAAAATCCGTCCTCTCTTGGACAACCCACAACCGAAGTTCAACCAACAATGTCGTCACACAGTGACAAGACGACAAGAACACTACGTCCTATTGCCCCGGCAGGAAGTCCGGGTGACATGCTATCTTCCATTAAGGATGGAGCTGTCCACGATTTGAAAAGCTTTTTGGCGAGACCCTCAGTGGTCGCCACAGGCCTATGGAGTACGTCAAATGCAACGAACAGCATTTTGGCAAGCGTTACTATACCTGATGATGTAGTATTAGCAATTCCAGCGTTTTCATCAAAGATTTATGGGTTTATGGGATTTAGGGCTAAAACCGTAATAACATTGCAGGTGAATACTAATAGATTCCAGCAAGGGTTATTAGGTATGTCCTTTTTCCCACAAAATAAAATATCCGTCAAGAAATACAACCATGTTATAGCTGATCGAATGAATTGGACACAATTACCTAGGATCGTTTTCGATGCTGCAACAGATTCACAAGTTACAATGGAAATTCCATATGTGGCACCACAACTGGCATTTGACACAACTAGTGGTAATGGATCAGTGGGCGCTATAAACATTCATGTTTATGAACCCCTGGCCACCGCCGCTGGCACATTGAATGCTGAGTATGTAGTGTGGGCACATTTTGAGGATGTTGAAGTTATGTTTGCCACAGCTTCAAATACAACTATTGTACCGCAATCTGGTGGCAAAAAGAAAATGAGAATGAGCTTAAAGAGTAGAGAGCCAGCTGCAGATGAGGTTGGACATGAGGGTTGGCTTAGCAGCAGTCTTGGAAGATTAAAGAGTGCTGCAACCATTGCCTCTGAGATACCATTGCTTGCGCCATATACTGGCGCTGTATCTTGGATGGCAGGAGTCGCACAGCGTAGTGCATTAGCGCTTGGCTTTTCAAACCCCCTTAACTCAACACAACCTATAATCGTTCAACAGCGCCCATTTTCTAAGGCTATGAATGTTAGTGGTGTAGATAATTGCCACAACTTAGCAGCCTTTGAAGACAACCACATACAGATGATGGATGGTTGGGCAGGGCAAGACGTTGACGAAATGGCTCTCGCGTATCCTTTAAGCATACCTACGTGGTGTGCAACCACAACCTGGACAGATACAGATCTACCTTTTGCTACTTTGGCCACACTTAATTTGTCGCCTTCGTGGTTTGTTGGATCTGGTATCATTCCTGGTGGTGGCGCAACCACGCCTCTGGCTTACATAGCCAATATGTTTCAATACTGGAGGGGTTCGTTCAAATTCAAAATTCGTTTAGTTAAAACAGAATTCCATTCTGGGAGATTCGCTTTAGTGTTTAGAGCAACTGGTAATACTTCCCCAACTACCAGCGCAGCCAATATTTCTCTCTTTCATAGAGAGATTGTGGATATTGGCTCAAACACTACAATTGACATTACAATTCCTTATGCTTCAGTAGCACCATATTTACCTGTAAATTGGGGTACTGGCATATCGGATAGAACATCTAGTATTGGTACTCTAGATTTCGTTGTTATCAATCAATTGAGAAGACCCGACACTGTTAGCTCCTACATCAAGTTGATTGTAGAAGTGTGCGGGGGTCCAGATATGGAATTTGCAGTCCCATGTATTCCTAGTCAGGTGCCTTTTATTAATGCGCCCACAGCCGCTCCCCAGTCAGGTGGGGATAAAATTATGCATCCTATATACGCTCAGGCAGCGGATGTAGAGGAACAAGCTACAGAGGATAATACAGTAGCTGTTGAAATTCCTGAATCGCCTATCGGGACAACCAGCGTACCTCACGTTGAAATGTCCCCTTCTCTCAACTGTGTTGGGGAGAAGATCCTATCACTGCGACAGCTTCTAAAGCGATCAACTAACTGTTACAGTACTCCAAATACAGCTGCAACCAGTATGAGCTTGCAGTTGTACCCTTGGTTTATGGTTATGGGATACTATGACACAACCACATCCACCTACCTCAGTTGTGACCAACCTACGGATTACTATTCGTACATTGGCTCATGTTATGGATTCATGAGGGGTAGTGTGCGACTAAGATCTTATACAACCAGTAATAATACCACACTTACTATTGGTTACAGGCCCTTAGTGAAGACAACAATCCAAAACTTTGCCACATCGACTGCTGGCATTGGAACCGCACGCGAGTATTGCGTGCCAGTAGTTCCGTCACCAAATTCGGTATATCCCTGTCCTGAGATTAGTGTGCCATATTACAACAACTATGCTTTAAGCAATGTTGTATTTGACTCCAATAGTCCCAATACTAATATATACGCGAAGACGAGACCTTCTGCCTATGTGAATACATATGCTCTTTCACTTACGGGTTCAATTTTTGTCCAACGCCAAGGCGGAGATGATCTGAGCTTTGGCTTTTGGACAGGAACACCAAGTCTTGTCTCGTCCACCTATTCTAACGGACGACAAGCATGGTAAAGCATATGGTTTGGTACCCTAAGTACTCCTTAAGACCACAATAGTTTTTCGACCTATTTTTTGTTCTCCCGCTACTCGGGAAAATGTTATTGTGTTTTAGATAAGTTTCTCCAACTGGTTTTAAGGGAGGCTTGTTGCTTCAAAGGTAAATTGAAGTTATATTGTTGCCTTGTGTGACCCCGTTCGGCGAAGACCACTAAAAACGTACGGGTTTGCTAAGC